TATTATTTCCGCCAGCGAATGAAGATGTTGTGATCCAAGAACCTGATACTTTAGGATGTATTGATAAAGAAGCAGTATATAATTCTCCACCTAATGATGCTCTAAAAGCTAATTGGTTTGGACTATCATTAGATTCTATAGATTGAGGATTCATTACATAATCCTTAAATCTATCAACAGATACAGGTTGAGTATAATATCTTATTTCTTGTAATGAACCTGTTAAACTATTAGCTGTATATTCATTATCTGTATTATAGAATGAACTAGTCACACTAGCTGATTCCCATAATCCTCCTACATAATTTACTGACGAAGAAGCTAAAAATCCTATAGTGTTACCTTCAAATCCTTGATATATTTTATTACCTGCGTATATATTGTAATTAGAGCCGGTTTGAGTAACCATTACTGACCACCATCCACCATCAAAGAAAGGTAAATAAACACTAGCTGTAGTTGATAATGAATTATACGAAGGATAAAATACTAAATTAGCATATTGATTATAAGGATTAGGTATTGATCCACTATATGAACCTGATGTATATCCTGATCCTGTGTATGTTAATACTATTCCTGCTCCTTCATCTACTCCATCCGCTCTGATAAGCCATAAACTTTGAGATAATGGGATATTAGAAGTAGGTAAACCTTGAGTTTGAAATCTAAATTGTAAAGTTGAAGGAGTGTTAGTTGCATTTAATGCATCCCAACTTGAATTTAAAGTCCATGGGGTAGTTATTACTCCTGAGCCTGTAATTAAGTTATAGTTATAAATTTGCTTAAAATAATCCCAAGTATTAGGATTTTTATCTTTACCACCATATTCACTTATACTTAAAATAGTTTCAGGAATACCATAAGTGGTAATTAATGCTCTTAAACCTTCATATGAACCTTTTTTCTTTAATAAGAATGGTAAATTATGGTAAATACGTTTATAAGTTTCTTTATTAATATCATCTGTACCTACTAGAGACGCTGTGTTAGAAGCGGTTACTATAAGGTTAATGTATTCTAAACCGGTTGGAGTAGGGAATGTACTTGTAATATTAGGTATATTATATAAACTTCCTGAGTCAGTTAAACCTAAGAAAGCAGTGTATAAATTATCTACTGAAAAATTGTTTTGATAAATTTTAACACCTAAATCTCTTAATATTTGTGCTACTAAGTCTTTAGATACTCCATAATTTAACCTGTTATCAGCGTTGTATTTATTAGTAACATCTTTAATATAAACCCAAATATCATCAAAATATTGACCTATCATCTCAATGAATAATTCATATTGAGCGTTTGCTGGGTCGTCTAATAAATAACTAGGAATACTATAAATTAAATTATTATTATTTTCTAAATCATAAGATATAGCATTAGCTAATTGGATATTTAACCAAGTTTGTGAAGCTAGAGCATTTGTAGGTAAATTATTATAAGGGGGTGTTGAATTAGATTTAGGCCATGAGTTACTTCCTGAATCATAATATAAGAAATATTCATAACCATCAAAATTAGTTATAATATCATTTATTTTAGCTTGCCAAATAGTTTGGCTACCTGATGTATATTGATTTGTATTACCTTGAGTATAACTGCTACTAACACTATATTGTTCAATTAACGCTAATTTATAATAAAAATTTTCTAAACGAGTTTCAGCTGAAGAAAAATTACAAAAATTATTAAAATCATTATAATCAATATTGATTTCAATTCCTTTTTCAGCAAGTAAACTGTTTAATTGATATTTTAAACTTGATGAGTTATTAACAGATGTTGTAGCTTTTAATGAATTATAATTAGCATAATCCGTTGAATTATTAATTTGATCATTAATACTTAAATTAGTATTAGGACCTTGTAATTGAATAAATTCAGTAATAGGGTCAAATACTTCTGTTAATTCAATAGTATAAGCTAATGAATTAGCTATTTGTTCTACAACCCAACATTCTGATTTTAAATCAAAATTTAAAGGAAGTGGATCATATAATTTAATTAATACTGTAGGATCATTAATATTACTATTATCTAATAAAACATTATTAGCAATAATAAGTTGGTTTGAACCAAAATTTAAATAAAAATCTTTATATACACCAACAGATTGACTAATTTGAGTTTGTAATTCTAAAGAAGAAGATACAACATTAATATTAAGTATTTGGGTAGTATTTAATCTAATTTCTGTTCTATCAGAACTAATTTGATCAATATAATATCTATTAAATATATTAGAAGATAATAATGGATTTAAAAAATTATAAACTGTATTATATTGTCCTTCTATATAACCTTGAGATTCTAAGTTAACTTGAGGATCAATGTATAAATTATTATCTAATAATGAGTATCCTCTAAATGAACCATCTTCATTACTATATAAAATATTTTCATTTAGATCATAAATAAAATATTCAACATAATTTGAAGCTGGGTTAAATGAGTTATTAATTTCAAAATTAGATATTAATGAAGTATCATCAAATGAGTATGTTTGTAACTCAAAAGTTTGAGGATTAATGTTTTGTATATTAACTATTTTACTCATTATTGATTAATACTAGTCGTAGTTGTATTTAAAAGTTGTTGTTGTAAATCTAAATTTTCTTGTCTTAATGATGTTACTTCTTCAATTAAAGCTTGGATTGTATCATCATTATTAAAATCACCAGCATATTCTTGACTTGTTTTAATTAAATATTCATGAGAATTTATATTTCCAAACTTAGGTATTTCAAAAAATAAAGTTTGATAACTAGTAAAAAATTCAGCTACAGCAACTGCTGGATTTACTACTGAACTAGTAACTGCGGGTTGAACTAATTGAGTAAATGAAGTATCAATAACTTTTTCATATTGACGTTTTTCAAAAACACTTTTATTTAAATTTACTTGTTCCATTATCCGTTAACTACCTTAAAGTAATAATCATCATTAAAAATAAGTACTGAACCACTAAAAATAGTTTTAATTAATATTTGGTAATTTCTTTCTGGTTCTAAACCATTCATATACATTTTAAAATAACTACCTGAAACATCTGTACTTAATTTTGTGTAATCATTATCAAATCCTATAATTACTTCATTTGTAGATAAATCTTTTAATGACCAATATGATTCTCTAGGTAAATAATAGTTTTGTACATAAAGTGAAGCTGTTTGGAATACTCTAGGTGGATATGTTGGTCGACAATTTACTCTAAATTTATTTATACTTCCTGAATAAAATACTCCTGGATTTTCACCTATAACCACAGTCATTTGATCTGTGTTGATAGTACTTATAGTTGATGAAGTAATAAATATAGTATCATCCCATCTAAATTCTAATTGAGGAGGATAAATAGTATTTGTATCAATAGAAAAAAATTTAAGTTCAACTTGAACATCTAAACTATCTACAAATTCATCATTATTAGCTTGTTTAACTATAAATCCATTATTAACTATACTTCCAGTATACCACTGTGTTACTATATTTTTAACATTAACTTCTAAATCTAATGGATTTGAATATTCATATACTTGAGACGCTGAAGGATTAATAAACCAAACCCCTCCACCTGCTGTAGCTGTTCCATATGAACCAGTTGAGCCTGAAGCGAAAGTTGATACCCAAGGAGTTGAACCTGAGTAATCAGCCCAAACCCAAGACGCTCCATTTGTAGTGATAGGTTGATCTAAATACTTTCCAGTTCCATTATTCCAACTTTGAGATAAAGGATAAATATAAACTGTAGTAGCTTCACTTAACCCAGTTATTGTAGCTGCATAACAACGTAAATAAGAAGTCCATGATGAACCTGATATTTTATTATTTATAATATCATTTATTTCATTTGTATCAAATTGGATTAAAAATCTACTAACTTGAGGGTTAGGATCATAAGCTCCAAAAGCTGTTGTTGTTGCTTCTATAATCTCATCAATACCTGTATTCATATTAGGATATTGAGAATACAAAGTTGTATCTTGAGAAGGAAATATTTTATATACTGCCATTATTTAAATATTATAAAGGTACTACTTTACCTTGAATGTCTGTGTTTAAGTATTTTACTTCAAATATAGATGGATCTAAACTAGGATATATCACACCGTTCATTGTTGCTCCATTAATATCATAAGCATAAGGCGAATATCCAAGGTTACTTCCAACTTTATTTACTATTTCTATATTTTTAATTGTTTGAACTCCTTCAATTTTATCTAACGCTATATATAAATTACGTAATATAATAGGTTGATTAATTTGCCATTTATTGATTCTAAAATAATCTTGTAATGTTAATATACAAGCCGATAGTACTTGATTATTATTATAGTTAGGTAAAATTATAATTTCAAAATTTACTCCAATATTAATAATAAATCCATCTTTAATATTAATAGAATCATTAACCATTCTATATTGTGATAGATAAGTAATTATATTTTGTTTTAAAGCAGGAGATGCTGTTGTTAAATATCCATTAGCATCATTACTTAAAATATATAAATCTAATACTGAGTTTGATTCACCGGCTGATATTGTTTGAGCTTTAGTAGGTTCAATATATGCTTTTGATATTGTACCATACTTAGATGGCATAGCTAATGTTCTAACTAAATAATCATCTTGAGTTACATTACGTTGTTGTGAAGCAAAGTTAGCTGATGAATTTTGTCTAATTTCTTCTGCTGTATCTCCATCTCCTCCTCCGCTTGCCGCTACTGGATTAGTTACTGCTAATGAACTAAATACTAAATTAGCTGTTGTTGAATTTAAATTGCTATTTAAGAATTTAGTAGTTGCATTTAACGTGGTTAAATCATTAGATGGCACATTTGCTGAAACACCTCCTCCAGTTAAGTATCTGAAGGTTAATGTGGTATTAGACGGAGCTATACCATATGTACGAGTAAAGGTAAAGTTATTAGGTGAGTAAGCTACTGTTAATCTATCTTTTTCAAATGGTAAACCTAAACCAACATTATCTGGGTTAGGAATAATATATTCATCAGTGTCAGTTGATGTACCAGCTCCAAATTGGATAGCCATTGATCCTGAATCTAAGAAACGAGTAACAAATCTTCTTTGTACTTGTTCTAGTTGTAATAAGTAAGGTGTATCTCCACTATATTGTGATAAATTAGGATCATTAGTATTAGTATTTCTAATTGATTTATAAACTGTATCTTGAGCTAAATAATCAACTTCATACCATTCATTACTATCCGAGTCAATACAATCTAATACACCAATAATATTTGAGTCATTTAATTCTACTGTTGTAAATTGAACAGGTTCATTAAATGTATATGTTTTAGTGTTAATAGTTGATGATATAGCTTTGCGAGTTTTCTTTAATAAGAAATAATTAGGATTACCTGATGATATTTGATATATAGTTACTTCAGTTGGATCACTTGAACTTGAAACTGAAAAGTCAATAGGATCTTCAACTAAAAATGATATAGCTGAGTTTGTTGTTGATGCCATTTGCGCATTAGGTTCAATATATAAAGCATAATTGAAATCAGGTACATAAGATGCTCCTGATAATTTAGAAGGTACTTGTTGGTAAAAATCAACATCTACTAATGCTACACCGGTTACATTTGGTTTATAACCAAACATATAAGCTAACTCGTATAAGTTATTTGTTTGACGAGCATATTGTAAATATGTTTCTTGGAATTGATTATCTAAATAGAATGACAAAACGTCACCTACATAAGCTGCCATTTCCATAAACATCATACCTGGTGATGCTGGTGTAAAATCGTTATACGTAGTTGGAAAATACGTTTTAGCGTAGTTAACTAAACTAGACCTTAACTCTGTAAAATCTTTATTTAAGTATTTTATATCTTTAATTGTTGCCATTAATTGAATGCTATATCTAATTGATCACTTATATTAGTGTCTGCTATTGTGTATTTTAATGTTACTACTATTTGATTTATATCTGTATATTCTACTATATCTAATGATACTACTATAACACTAGGAAAATATAAATTTATTTGAGTTTGAATATCATCTTTTAAAAAATCTGTAGTATTTGAATTTATTTGTTCAAATAAATATTGTCTTAAATTACCACCAAAATTTGGACTTAAATAACGTTCATTATTATTAGTTAAAAAATAATTAATTAAATTGTTTTTAATAGCATCTTTAGTCAAATATGTGGACTGAAATACTCCAGGATTATTAAAATTTAAACTAATACCTACGGCTGTACCGGGTTTAGTATCAATAGGAAATATTTTTTGCGCACCAAATGCCATTATTATTTATTTAATAAGCCCATAATTTGATCTAATCCAACATTACCATCAGGTAAAGATCCATTAATAGCATCTCCTCCTCTAGGTACAAATGTATTAGCTGTAAGAGCTTCGGTTGTAATTGTTTTACCAGCCGCCATATCTCCTAAAATATTAGCCATAACTGCTTTTCTAGCGTTTGGATCTAATGGTTTAGAATTAGTTGGTTGTACTGATTCTGTAACAGTTCCATAACCACCTACACCAACAGGTGTACCTTTAGGTGATTTAACCGCTTCTAAAAGTATTTCTTTCATTTCTTCAA